CGAGGTTGATAAGTTTATCGAGGTGTTCAATACGCTATCGTTTGACCCAATTCCCAAGAAGAAAATAATCGACGAAGTAAACTCCATACCCCAGTTTGAAGCGGATCAACTGTGCGCAATCGTAAGAAAAGAACTAGTAGAGCAAAAAAACCGTGGAAACCCAAAAAGCGAAAATGAGATGGTTCGGGGCTTTAGTGAGATTAGCCGCATCGGGCTGCGTGAAGGGGTTTCGCCTTCAGCTCTGTTTATGCTATACATAATGAATGCTAAAGAATGCAAAGATCATTGATGTTATTTCATTTTGTGAAAAGGTTTAACCTCTTTTGAATTTGCAACCATAAAAATGAAAAAGCAACCGGCAATGTGAACGTGAAATTGTATCAATATTGCCGTCATTAGACATATAAGAACGCTAATTTTGATACAGTAAGTGTCAACATTAGCGTTCTTATTTTATGCCTGAAAAGCCTGTAAACACGGGCTTTTCTGTACTTTTATGGCTTCTATCCACCGCCAGCTTGCTGCGGTACAGCCGTGTTTTCCTACGAATCAGCGCCGTTCCCCATACCCGTGCTTTCGATTACTAAAATAGTTTCATTTTTTCAGAGGGTTTCATTTGCAAGAAAAATAGTTTCATACCCGCGCTTTCGATTGGTACAGAGAGCAAAAAAAGGTGGAGCACTCAACGCTCCACCTCAATCTCGCTGCCACATTTGAACTTGAACACGATTCTGCCATCGCGGAATACCGTCGCCCGGTCAACTATTGCTATCCACAGCCTTTCGTCCCATTCTTCGAGGACGAGTGGCTGTTTCTTTAATGCCTCGATGAACAATCGGATTTCTCGATCTTGATTACGCTTCCGCTCCTTTTCAGCGGACACCTCCGCAAGTCGCGCTGTCGCTTTCTCGTATCGGGCAAGCAGCCCGTTATACTTCTTTGCGTATTCCTCCTGCGACTGCGCTGTGGAAGCGTTCTCACTCCCGCAGGTTTTGACCAGTTCCGCCACCACAGTGATTTCCTCATTCAAGCTGTCCAGCTCCGCATCAAGTGTGGTGGTATCGGAAAGCACCTGCCGCATAATCGCACAGTCCACAATGACGCTCTCCCTGTTAGCCATCAACCGATTATAGGCGGTTAGGAACATCCGCTGAATGATATCCGCGTCCAGATGCGGCGTGGCACATTTGCTATCGCCCTTGAACTTGCTGTTGCAGCGCCAGATCACCTTGCGATACTTGTCAGTGGAATGCCATACCTTCTGCCCGTAAAATCCACCGCAATCTCCGCATACCAGCTTGGATGAGAACACGCTGTTGCCGCTGTAGGCTCTGCCGAGTGCTCTCCGCCGTGCAATCTCCGCCTGAACCATGTCCCATTCCAGCGGTTCAATGATGGCGGCATGGCTTTTTTCCACGTAATACTGCGGCACTTCGCCCTCGTTGACCTTCATCTTTTTCGTGAGAAAGTCGGTCGTAAACTTCTTCTGCAGGAGCGCGTCGCCCTTGTACTTTTCGTTTGCGAGGATGCTGTCCACCGTGGTCTGACTCCATTTCTGTTTGCCGGACGGCGTCGGAACGCCCTGTTGCTCCAAGTACCGGCAGATGCCCGCAGGCGTCTTGCCTTCAAGAAAAAGTCTGTAGATGAGCCGGACAATTGCAGCTTCTTTTTCATTTATCACAGGTGTACCATCCTCTCCCTTATCATAACCAAGGAACTGCTTATATGGCAAACTGACCTTTCCATCGGCGAAGCGTTTCCGCTGGCCCCATGTAACATTCTCTGAAATCGAACGGCTTTCCTCCTGTGCGAGGCTCGACATGATTGTAATGAGCAGCTCACCCTTGCTGTCGAAGGTGAAAATATTCTCCTTCTCGAAATAGATCTCCGTGCCGTGTTCCTTGAGCTTGCGGACCGTCGTGAGGCTGTCCACTGTGTTACGTGCGAAACGGCTGACCGACTTTGTGACAATAAGGTCGATCTTCCCGGCAAGCGCGTCTTTGACCATCTGCTTGAAGCCGTCACGCTTTTTTGTGTTAGTAGCTGAGATTCCCTCATCGGTGTAGACCCCGACAAACTCCCAGTCCTCGCGAGATTGAATGTAGTGGGTATAGTAATCCACCTGCGCCTCATAGCTGGTCTGCTGTTCCTCGCTGTCCGTAGACACGCGGGCGTAGCCAGCCACCTTTCGTCTCGCCACCGACGCCGTAGGCAGAGCCGTGAAGCGGTTCTTGGTAGCGGGTATCATTGTTACTGCTCTTGGCATTTCTTTTCACTCCTTTTCCTTGTTTTCTCTGCCGCCGCCTGACGCATTTCTTCTGTCCAGCTCTCAGCGCGTGAACGGTCTTGCCATGTGGCTTTTTCCGTTTGTCCGTCTGTGAATGTGAACTCCAGAGTGTTGTTCGGCAGAGCGGATATAAAAGTAATGCGCTCAGCAAATGCGTCCTCATCAAAGGAATCGCAACCGAGCGCCTTGGCGGTCACGGCTTTCAGCGTTTCTTCAGGTATCTGCTTGGAAGCGCAGTGTTTCTTGCCTTTTGTGTTGTAAGTAGCGCAGACCCATACGATGCCGGTATGTGTGGTCTTGCGGCGATAATTCTTCCCGCAGATGCCGCATCGTATTTTGCCAGTGAACGCCGTAGCCGAACCAGGCTTTACTTGAACATTCTCTGCTCGTCTGGTAAGCTCCCGCTGAACCGCATCGAAGGTTGCTCGGTCGATAATAGGCTCGTGTGCAGCTTGAACATGGTACATCGGCAGCTCGCCGTGGTTAATCCTCGTTTGCTTCGTCAGGTGGTCGGTGCGGAAGGTTTTTTGCAGAAGAAGGTCACCAGCGTATTTTTCATTTCGGAGCATCTTGCTGATGGTGTCCTGATGCCACGTCTTTTCAAAGCGAGTAGGAACGCCCAGCTCGTTGAGCCGATTGGCGATAGCCTGTCTACCGAGCCCCTCAAGATACCACTTGAAAACCAGCCGCACCGTTTCAGCTTCTTCAGGAACGATCACGAAAACACCGTTCTTTGCCCGGTAGCCGAGCATGGTGCAGTCCCACGGCTTTCCCGCCTCAAAGTTTCGCTTGATGCGCCATTTCTGGTTTTCGCTTGCCGACAGACTTTCCTCCTGCGCGTAAGACGCAAGAATGGTCATCATCAGCTCACCCTCAGCGCTCATCGTGTGAATGTTCTGCTCCTCGAAAAAAACGTCCACCTCCAGCAGTTTTAACTCTCGCACGGTTTCCAGAAGAGTGACCGTGTTTCGAGCGAAGCGGGAAATGGACTTGGTAAGTATCAGATCGATGCGTCCGGCGCGGCAGTCTGCAAGCAGCCTTTGAAACTCATCGCGGCATTCCTTGGTGCCGGTCATCGCCTCATCTGCATACACGCCAGCATATTCCCAGTCACCGTGCTTTTGTATCAGTGCGCTGTAATACGCGACCTGCGATGAGAGCGAGTGCAGCATCGCGTCCTTACCGCTGGACACGCGGGCGTAGGCAGCGACTCGCTTTTTCCGCTCCAGCTTCGGCGGATGGGCTATCTTTCTTATTGTTTTTGGCATAATGTCACCTCCTCGTAGTGTGACATATTACCTCTGATACTACTATATAGCAAGTCATTCTCGCGGAATAAACTACACGAGGATAAGCCGTATTTCTCGGCCATTGTTGTATCAATTATATCGTACTCCGCTTCGGTGACAATGCCCGCCGACAGCATCCGACGCGCCTGCGCCATAGCCGATTTGTAACCAAGAATGCGGTCATTCATGGCAGTTACCTCCGAACCGAGCGGCGATATAGCACTGGTGGGAGCAATACTTACGCGCCTTGCTCCCGGCGCTCACAAAGGGCTGCCCGCAATTGGCGCAGGTCAGATGGTATTCCGTTCTAGGCTTGCTACCACGGTTAGCGTACCACCAAGCTGCGCGGCACTTGTCTGAGCAGAACTGACGTGCTCTGTGCTTGTCTCTCACCTTGATGGGCTTACCACACTGCTTACATACCGGCACGGCATTTGAGGTATCTTCAGTGAAGCGAGCCCGACGGCAGTAGGTCTTGATCGTATTCTCCGAAATAGAGAGCATTTCGGCGATTTTTACATAGGTACAGCCCTGCTTCCGCATGGCGGCAATCTGGCTTTTTTGTTCGGTCGTCATAGCCTTGCCCTCCGTTCTGAGAAACCATTCCTCAAAACTCGCTGGACATCAGGAGGCTGTTTTGACGAAAAAAAGAAGCCCGCCGAAAAAAATCCTCGACGGGCTGTGACTGTAGGTTAACTTCTTGACCTGTGGTTTATGGATTTGTGGCGGGAAACGGA